CTAGAGAAACTAATTGAGGAATCGGAAAAATAAGGTACATACTAAGTCCGCATTTATTTTGGGCATCTGCTAGCAGGTGGCTTTATAAGGTACATACTAAGTCCGCACAATGTAATTAATATATGCTATAACTAAATATGTTTAATAGTCATAAGGTTAAGTATGTCAACTGCATGGTCGTATTCATCAATTAAAACGTTTGAGCAATGCCCAAAGAAGTATTACCACTTAAAAGTACTGAAAGATATTAAAGATTCGGGCAGTCAAGCAACTATATATGGGCAAGAAGTTCATCAAGCTGCGGAGGATTATGTTAAAGACGGTACTCCAATACCAGAGAAGTTTGCTTATATACGAAAAGTAGTAGAAAGAATAGCTAAACAAAAGGGGGATAAATACACAGAACATAAGATGGGGCTTAAGAAAACTGAGGACGGGTACGAAACATGCAAGTTCTTGGGCAAAGACGTTTGGTGGCGTGGTATTGCTGACGTAGTGATAATAAACGGCAATACAGCTTACTCGATTGATTATAAAACAAGTAAGAACGCTAGATATGCGGATACTAAACAATTAGATTTAGTTGCCGGAGGTTTGTTTGTAGAGTTTCCTGAAGTAGATACCATTAAGTCTGCTTTACTATTTGTCGTAAGTGGCGATTTAATTAGAAAAAATCACTATAGAGAGCACATGAGCAAGTACATTAATACGTTTGAGTCGACTCTAGATAGGCTAGATACAGCAGAACAAACAGCTGTATGGAATGCTGTATCGGGGCCGCTGTGTAGATTTTGTCCCGTGGTATCATGTGAGCATAACACTAGATAAGGACATTCCCATGAGAAAAAGACGTAACTACAAGAAGGAATACGACACATATCAAGGCACTGAAGAGCAAAAGAAGAACCGCGCTATGCGTAACAAAGCGAGGCGTAAAGCCCTGAAGAACGGGTCAGTAAAGAAAGGTGACAACAAAGATGTAGCACACAACAAGGCTATATCAAAAGGGGGTACTAACAAAGACGGCACTAGGGTTACTAGCTCCAGTGCTAATCGTAGCTTTGATCGAAACTCTAAAAAAGGTTTGGTATCAGAGACTAGTCCAAAGGAGCGAAAACGACGTGGAAATAATAAACGATAAGGCTCTTTTAATACGCACAAGGCGTCCAGAGTTAGTAACAGAGCGAATTCAAAACAGCAAGGTAATTAGTCAGGAGGGGGATATTTTTAATATAGCGATTAAATGGGGCTTTCAAGAGTCCCAAGAGTTGGCGAAGTTGCGCATACTTAATGTGCCATCGCCCATAAAAAGAGACTACGAATGGACAGGGAAGTTTGAACCCTATGACCATCAACGTGATACGTCTTCGTTTTTAACACTAAACAAGAAAGCATTTTGTTTTAACGAGCAAGGTACAGGTAAGACAGCATCGGTTATATGGAGTGCTGATTACTTGATGAAACTTGGGCTTATTAAGCGAGTGCTAGTCATTTGCCCCCTATCAATCATGAAGTCGGCGTGGCAAGAAGACTTGTTTAAGTTTGCTATGCACCGTAGTTGTAGTGTGGCTCATGGTAGTGCTCAAACGCGTAAGAAAATTATTAACGCAGGGTCTGATTTTGTCATCATTAACTTTGATGGTGTAGGCGTAGTCGAAGACGATATAAAGAAAGGTGGCTTTGATCTAATCGTTGTGGATGAAGCCAATGCTTATAAGAACCCACAGACTAATCGTTGGAAGATACTTAAACGTATAACAACCAAACCCGAATGGCTATGGATGCTTACTGGTACTCCAGCGGCTCAATCACCTGTAGATGCTTTTGGACTTGCGAAGCTAGTCAACCCTGATAAAACACCAAAATTTTTCGGGCAGTTTCGAGACCAAGTGATGTACAAGATATCTCAGTTTAAGTGGATACCTAAATCCAATGCTAAAGATGTGGTGCATAAAGCACTACAACCCGCGATACGGTTTGAGAAAGATCAATGTTTAGACTTACCGCCTGTAACTTTTGTAGAGCGTGAAGCACCTTTAACTCCACAACAGAAAAAGTACTACGCTAAGTTAAAGAAACAAATGGTTATGGAGGCAGGTGGAGAACAAGTATCGGCTGTAAACGCCGCGACTAACATAAACAAACTGTTACAGATATCCGGTGGTGCGGTTTATTCAGACGAGAAAGAAGTTATTGAGTTTGATGTATCTAATAGGATTAACGCTATATTAGAGGTGATCGAAGAGTCCTCACATAAAGTTCTTATCTTTGTGCCGTTTACTCACACCATAGAGCTATTAAAAGTACAACTAGAAAAGAATAACATCACTTGTGCGGTCATTAATGGCGCGGTGTCGTTAAATAAAAGATCTGAAAGAATTACTAAGTTTCAAACTGAAGAAGACCCAAGAGTTTTAATTATCCAACCGCAAGCCGCTTCACACGGCTTAACTTTAACAGCTGCAAATACAATCATTTGGTATGCGCCAGTTACTAGTGTTGAAACCTATCTACAAGCTAACGCACGTATTGATAGACCGGGCCAACAAAACGCTATGACTATTGTGCATATACAAGGGAGCGATGTTGAAAACCGATTGTATTCAATGCTACGTAACAAGATTGGGAACCACTCCCAAATTATCGACCTATATAGACAAGAAGTATCAGAATAGTTTTGACATTGTAAATTTAACTGGTATACTTGTTAGTTCAAACAACACAAGGGGGTCATTTATGGCTAGTAAATCTGTACACATGCAAGACGAAAAGAAACTCAAAGAAGAATCTTGGGAGCGTGACACTTTAGGTAGAACGTTTACTCGGTGCTTTAAATTAGGGAATAAGATTTTTGTACCCACTTATAGGCAAACAAAAGCTCAAGAAGTTGAGTATGTCGGGCCAGAGAGCACTTGGCTCAACGCTATTAGATACACCGAGCGAGAGTTGATGTTTGCGGGAGCAGTCCCTACAAGAGAGTATTTATGGACTAGGGGGTACATAAAAAATGGAAAATGAAATAGAGAAGTACGTTGCCGCGTATAGAAAGATACGTGGTGTTATAAGTGAGAAAGAGTTAGCGCATAAGGAAGAGATAGCACAGCTACGAGAGCAACAAGATATGGTTAGTAGTAAGTTATTAGAGTTCTGCAACGACTCTAATCTAGATAGCTACAAGACTAAGGAAGGTACGGTATCACGTAGAGTAAGTACTAGGTACTGGACTACTGATTGGGAGGAAATGCATCAGTTCATAAAGGATAACGACGCTTTACATTTGCTTGAGGCTCGTATCCAACAAACAAACATGAGGCAATTTATTGAGGAGAATCCTGATAAGTTACCGATTGGGTTGCAAGCAAATAGTGAATATAAAATATCAGTACGAAAACCAACCAAACGATAAGGGGTTAATATGCAGAAAAAAAGTCAATGGGAATCTATAGTGGTTACAAGTTCTAAGCCGCTCACCTATTTTTATGAAAGAGCGTTAAAAGTAGCACCGCCACGCGACGGTAAAAAACCGTTAACAGTTAAAGAAGTATTTAAGTCTATCAACAAAGGGGGAAACCATGAGTAATTTAGCGATATTTAAAGACCAGAGCGCACCAGTTAGCACTAGGAAACGAGAGCTTAGTGAGCTATCTAAGTCTCTTATGCAGAAAACAAGCTCTACAAACAGACGTATTCAGGCTAATACTAACGGTACGTTCAAGCGTGTAGTGAACGGTGAGCAGATGGGTAGTGCTGTACGTGGAGAGGTTAACGTCATTATCGTCAGCCTACTACCCAAAGTCTCGCGTATTTTCTACAAGGAGAAGTTTGATCCTAAGAAAGAAGCTACGCTACCTAACTGTTGGTCTAATTTAGGAGAAAAGCCAGAAGACATGGCGTCTGATCAACAAAGTGCGTCATGTATTTCTTGTCCTCAAAACGTAAAAGGCTCCGGTGAGAATGGTGGTAGGGCGTGTAGATACCAACGTAGATTAGCTGTGCTTCTAGCAGGGGATACGAGTGGTGACATCTACCAAATGAATATACCTGCCAAATCTTTGTTCGGCAAAGGTTTAAATAATGCGCATCCGTTTGAGTCCTACATTAAGTTTTTACTAGGTAACGGTGAGGGTGTTGACGATGTTGTAACTAACGTAGCTTTCGATGCCAAC